TCTTTTGCATCCAATCTTCGTCTTTTTTCTTTTCTTCTGCCATTTTAATACTCCTTAATTAAACTATTTCTTCGCCAGCACTTAATGATTGATCAGCACTAACACCACCACCTGTTCCTTTCATCCAACCCAACAGTGCGGTACTATTAAGTCTAGAAGAAATTGCTCCAGACAAATCATTTTGGAATGAATTAAACTTAGAGAAATATTCTTCAGGAATTCCTGTAAGTTTACTTAATTCAGACTGTTCTTTAATATTTTCTCTTGTGTCATCAACTGTAATATATCTCCAATACTTATACTGTAGAGTTACAGACAGCTTCATAATATCTTTAGAAGCATAATCTAATTGAATTGCTCCAATACTTTTTGGCCAAACTTCATACAGATTTACTTGATATGTTGATCTGTCTTTTGTATCTTGAACTAGAATCTGCATTTGTGGGCAAATATATTCATCATAGTATCTGAATGTTCTTTGACTTCCATTTTGAATCATTTTAATCCAATCATCGAACCATGCTTTAAGGTGCATTTTTCTGTCAACATAAAAAGAAAGAGTAATTGGTTCGTAATTATATTCTGTAGGTGTTTCTCTTACTTCGCCAAATATTCTAATTGGTGTTGCATTTACTGTAAGTCCAGGTAATTGGGCTTGGTCGCAGAACAGTAGTAAATTTTTTAATTCTGTTCTTCCAGGAGTTGCGTCTCCAGTAACTACAGTTGGCATAGATAAAATAACAGAAAATCTGTTTGTTCTTGCCATTCCTTTACCCATAGACGAAACGAAATCGCTAATCTTCATATCTTTTTCCTAGATTCTGACCAGACATATTCTTTAGATGCTTTAGTAAATCTCTCTACAGGAAGCATCAATGCTGTTGTCCAATCATCTGCTGGCACATTTACCAACTGAGATTTTAAGTGGTTTGTTAAATATCTTTTAACACATGGCTTGGCCAAATTAAACTTAGCCACACCATCAATCAATGCCCAAGAGTAACGCAATTTTGTTGTAGCGTCCATTTTGTCATTGTTTGCAAATATCATCAACCTGTCCATAAGCATAATTCTTAATCTATGTGGAAGGTAGTGCATGTTTAAACCGATAAACCCATCTTCCATTCTTCTAAATGGGAACACTAGTGGAAACTTATCGTAGTATGGTAATTCTGCCTTCAGCTTTGGATCATAGAAAAACATATACATTTTTCCAGGCATAATAGCATTTGGGCTTTTTACATTTGCTGGGTCATTATTAATCACCATTTGTGGTGTGATGCGTTTCTTACTCAACAACAGTGCTTGTTGTTCGAACCAAGTCTTAGACTTTTTCACTATCGAAGGATCGTAGCGATACTTATCAAAGATATCCTGCATTTGAGATTTAGTAGCCATAAGTATATTTATAGTCCCAGTTCATGTTCCGTCAGTTTAATAAACTCCCAACCTCGCTCTTTTGCATACTGTGTCGCTGCAGACCATTTAGACTGGTTCTTGATATAAGCGAATGATTCTTGAAGATAACGCTGAGTTTGGCGTCCAGGAAACACAGGAGGAATTGTCTGTTTGTATGGTTTAATTTCAACCAGATATGTTTTAAGATTACCAGTTGACTCTTTTACAACGATCTTAAAGTCAACGAAATAACGATGTATTTTGTTATCTGTGCCACAACGATAAGGGATAATAGTTTCCTCTGAAACCCACTTAACTATACTTGGATTTACATCACACCAGTTAGCAAACTTGGTTTCCCAGCTGGATCTCATAATTATGTTTGTTGGATCCCCAGAGTATTTTTGTGGGTTTGTTGGTGTAAACTTTCTTTTGTGGAACATAAATATACTATAACGATCTAATCTACTATTTAGAGAAAAACATGGCAGATACCCAAGCAACACCAACTAAGAGTGCCCCACCAAGAGCAGCTGGAGTACCAACAGAATTTACTCCATCGCAGTATGATATTAAACAATATTCATATCCAAGCGATTTATATTCTAATAACCAAGTTTATGGTGGAAATTATGTTATTTTCTACATTAATGTAGCTGAAGATTCAAGAGTTTTAAAAGTCAATAAAGAACCAACTGTTGATGCTTCTTTAGTTCCTGCCAGAATGCAGGGTGATCTTGCGTCAAATAATTATAACCTCGCTCAAACGATTGCTGGAACAGCTGGTCCATCAGCCATTGCCCTTGGCGCTGCAGGTGCTGCTGCTGGAGCAGTAGCTGCTCCTGGAAAAATTGCATCATCGTTAGCAGAAAAAGCAAAGATGGCTGGTGGAATCAAAAATGTATCAAGAAGTTCTCGTATATTTACAGCTGCCAGTGTAGCAACTAAAAGTGTTGTTGGTGGAGCGATGGCTGGTGCAGCTGGTCCATTAATTGCTGGTGGTATTGGCGCAACTGCTGTTGGCGCACTATCAGGTGGAAAATTAACTAAACAACAGAAACGACTAAAGAAAGCAATTGCGCTTCATGTTCCAAATCAGTTAAGTATTCGTTATCAAATGGACTGGTCTGCTGAAGATACTGCTGCGTATCAAATGGCAGCAACAGGTGGTACTGAATTAGTTAAAGCAATGACAACTGGCAATTTAACAAATGCTACTGGAACTGTCAATGCTATTGTCGCATCTTTAGCATTATCTAAAGGTCCACAAGCAGCAGCTCTTTCTGCTCAGTCTGGTTTAGCAGCAAACCCAAAGAAAGAAAATTTATTCAAATCAGTTGAGTTTAGAACATTTAGTTTAGATTATAAGTTTTTTCCAAGAAATTCCAATGAAGCAAAAAATGTGTTAAACATCATTAAAGAATTTAAAATTCATATGCATCCTGAATACAAAGATTCAAATAACTTTGTGTTTATCTATCCATCTGAATTTGATATTTTCTACTATAATAATGGTAAAGAAAATTTGAATCTACATCGTCATACATCCTGTGTGCTTACAGATATGAATGTGAATTATACGCCAAATGGTATGTTTAATGCGTTCGAAGATGGTATGCCTACTCAAATCGATATAACATTATCCTTTAAAGAACTGGCTATTCTTACTAAGAAACAAATCGAGGAAAACTACTAAAATGTACTTCGCTTTAATGCCAAATATTTACTACGACTTTCTAGATAAAGAAGGAAACCCATCGTTAAAAATTGTCAAAGACATTACAACAAATGTCAGGTTTCTTACAAAAGATCTTGAAAATTATACCATGTATGATTATTATGATATTCTAGATGACGAAACTCCTGAAATAATTTCCACAAAAGTTTATGGTACACCAAAATACCATTGGATTATTATGATTTTTAATGGACTCTATGATTATAGAAGCGATTTCCCATTAAATTATAATACACTTGGAAAATATGTAACAGACAAATATGGCGCAGGTAATGAATACCATACTCATCACTATGAAGCTACAGTTGATGCTACGACAAACTCAGGAATTGCCACAACACATGTTGTAATGCCATCATTTCCAGGAGCCAGTCCTGTCGATAATTTCGACTACGAAAATAGGATAAACGAATCAAAACGAAGAATTAAATTACTGTCTAAAGATGTTATAGATTCTATCGTTAAACAATATTCTACATCGTTCTCATAATGACTGAACAAAAAGAAATTATTGACATATCATCTGCAGAGTTAAGACAAGCTGGTGATGTAAATATTGAAAAGGTAGAGATCGTTTCTCTTGCCAGTGGGGCATCATTTGACATTAAAAACCAAGTTCTTACTATTCAAATATTTGAAGACTTATTCAGTCCTTTTACAACTGGGTCAATTATCATCAAAGATTCTTTAGATTTGGTAAACAACTTACCATATGTTGGACAAGAGTTTGTGGATTTAAAAATCTTTACACCTACCCTTGATCAATCATTGGGTGGTGCTGGTATTATTGAAGATAGATTTTATATTTACAAAATAACAGATAGAGAATATGTTGCAGATAAGAGTGTTGTTTATCAGCTTCACTTTATTTCTGCCGAAGCAGTTGCCGATTTAAATTTATCTTTGAGTAGACCATTTAAAGGTAAAATTTCAGATATCGCAGCTTCAATCATAAAAGATAAAAACTTTTTGGCATCTGATAAACAATTAGTTCTTGAAAATACAAAAAATGAAACAAAATTTGTTTCAAATTATTGGGCACCAACTAAGTGTATAAATTATATTCTTCAACAAGCAACTAATCCTAATGGTAGTACAACTTATTTGTTTTTTGAAAATAGACAAGGTTTTAATTTTGTAAGTTTAGATTACTTAAACGACAAAGAACCCCATCAAATGTTTAAGTATGGTGTTCCAACAACAATCGTAAGTCCATCGGGTGGATCTACTCGCGTTATAGATAAGGAATTTCAAAAGATTTTAGAAATTCATATTTCTTCTGGATTTGATTATATTGATAGAGTTAGAAATGCGACATACGCATCAAGACAAATTGTTCATGATTCAACAACTAAAAGATACAAAACTATCAACTATGATTACCTTGCCAAATTTAATGAAGGTAAAGAAACTCGATTGAATAAATTTCCAATCACTACTGATGAGGTTTCAGCAAGAATTGGTGCGAAAATTATTGTAACAGAAACCGAAAATCAATTGTTTACTGGATTTGGTGATATTTCTCAGTCCCGTGCCATTCAAGATCGTATCTCCAGAATGAAACAGGCAGAAGCATTTAAAGTATCATTGAAGGTAAAGGGTAGAACAGATTATACTGTTGGGCAGAAAATTTATCTAGATATTAATAAAGCAGAACCAACATCTAGCGAAGATACACCAGAAGATACAAAAGATAAAATGTACAGTGGAAATTATTTAATCTCGGCAATTAATCACTACATTGATAGAGAAGCGCATCATTCTTACATAGAAGCAATTAAAGACAGTTTAATATTTGATTTGAAGACAGGTAAAACATCATGAACCAGCCATTTTATACAGGTGTAGTTGAGAACAGAGATGACCCATTAAAGATTGGTCGCTGCCAAGTTCGTATTGTTGGTTTACATACAGAAAATAAATCACTACTACCAACTGCCGATTTGCCTTGGGCAGTTCCTGTGTCTCCAATCAATTCTGCTTCAATGAATGGTATTGGTTGGTCACCTGTTGGTCCAGTAAATGGAACATGGGTTCTTGTTACTTTCACAGATCAAGACCAGCAGAAACCTATTATGCTTGGTACGATTGGTGGTATTCCGCAAAGTAAATCAGCGGAAATTGCGATTGAAGAATCAGACAGCGATATGATTGTTACCGATGGTGGAATTTTAGTTGACTCATCAGGAACTGAAGTCACTAATGCTTCTGGTATTCCTGTTACTGTTGGAACTTCTGATTCTCGAGCAAATCCACCCTCAACTTCTAAGCCAACAACAGCTGCCGATGTTCCAAATCTAACAGAACAGAAGACACCAAATAAACCATCGGATACTGTTCTTAAACAAGATATTACAACAGATCCACCAAAAGGATCAACTGCTAACCCAACTGTTGCTAAACAAAATATTCAGTATCTGCTAGATGCTTGCGACAAAGTTGGATTAACAAGTAAGTATGCTAAATGTGCAATTCTTGGAATTTGTGGTGGTGAATCATCATGGTTGTGTGTTGAAGAAGGTTCTTATTACTCAAAAGCAAGTTCCCTTTCCGCAATTTTTAAAAGAACATTTCCAACAGAAGCTGATGCGCAGGAATATACTAAATGGGCTGGTACAAAATTTGACTTCTTTAAGAAAATATATTCACCAGAAGGTAATGGTAAATTACTTGGAC